GGATTGGTTGCCATGATATTATTATCCTTATTACTATTTAGCGTTGAAAAAATGCCATATTCTAGAAGATAAATAATAGCTACTATCTACCTTTCCCAATCTGCATTGCTATATTGCAGCCATTCTGTCATACTATTAAATAGTACAATTTTAAGGAATTTATGTCTACATTAATAAAGAAACCCATCAACTACCTCAATAACAGAGATATATTAAAAGAAATCCACGAAAGCAAAAATACTTATTGCTACTATCAAAATAAAGAATATAACAAATACGATTACATCGTAGATATGCCGCAAGCACCAATCGTAGAAAGCTTGGACTACACACTATCACCTGATGTTATTCAACAAGCCAAAGAAACTAGAGCAACTAGGTTAAGCATTGAAAGTGGAACAAAAATTGATCCACAAACCATTGAAACATCAGAATTGGTGTTCAGGATCATGACTTGGGATCATATCCCAGTCTCAGCTAAACAACCAAGAAAAACTGTAAAAAAGAAAACCGCAAAAGATATATTTGAATTTGAAGAAGTAGATCCAGATGAGATTTTTGCTGATTTAGAAGATATCACTACTAAGGCTGAAGTTGATGACATGGTTCATGTAAAGGTAAACTTTCCACCTTTCCAGCATTACAAAATAGATAAAAATAATACTTTTCACTGTGTGGGTAAATCACATTGGAAAGGTGATTTAGCAACAGGATCTTTTAGTAAGGATCATGGACAAATCACTAACAAATTAGCCAAGATGTATATCATGATGTGCGAAAAATACGCTATGAAATATAATTGGCGTGGATATACCTACCGAGATGAAATGCAGAATTCTGCAATATTACAACTCACTTATGTTGGTCTTAGGTTCAATGAAGCTAAATCAGCAAACCCATTCGCATATTATACTGCTGCTATAACCAATTCCTTTTGTAGAGTTTTAAATACAGAAAAACGAAACCAAAATATCAGAGATGATATATTGGAAATCGCCGGATTGAATCCGAGTTGGAGTAGGCTAAATGGTAAATCAACAACTAATTATGAAGAGTAGGTTACCAACCTATTTGACTAACCACTACAAAATAGTGTATCATCACTAGATGACTAACCTATTCAAAAAAGCCGCAGTTTTCACAGATATCCATTATGGACTTAAAAGCAACAGTTTACAACACAATACCGATTGTATAGATTTTGTAGATTGGTTCATTGAGAAAGCCAAAGAAGAAGGGTGCGAGACTTGCTTGTTTTTAGGTGATTGGAATCACCATAGAGCTAGCATCAATCTTCAAACCCTTCAATTTGGCTTGCGAAGTTTAGAAAAACTTAGCGCAAACTTTGATCATATCTACTTTATTCCTGGCAACCATGATCTCTATTATAGAGATAAACGGGATATACATTCTGTAGAATGGGCTAAACATTTACCAAATGTCACAATCGTCAATGATTGGTTTCAAGCAGGTGATGTTGTGATAGCACCTTGGTTAGTGGGTAATGATTATAAAAAATTAGCGAAACTTTCTGGAAAATACCTTTTCGCTCATCTTGAATTACCACACTTCTATATGAATGCAATGGTAACAATGCCTGATCATGGTGAGATCAATGATGATCATGTTGGTAACTTTGAAAAGGTATTCTCCGGACATTTTCATAAACGACAGGCTAGGAAAAATATCTGGTATATTGGTAATGCTTTTCCACATAACTATGCTGATGCAGGTGATGATCAACGAGGTATGATGGTATTAGAATGGGGTCAAGAACCTGAATTTCATAGTTGGCCCAATCAACCAATGTTTAGAGTTTATAAACTAAGCGATATACTAGAAAATCCTAAAGGCTTGCTATTACCTAATAGCCATGTTAGAGATCATCTGGATATTGATATATCATATGAAGAGGCTAACTTTATCAGAGAAACTTTGATACCCGAACATAAATTAAGAGAAATGGCACTCATACCCATAAAACTTGAACATATTGAACAGCAAAATTCAGATGGTTTGAAATTTGAATCTGTAGATCAAATCATCTTAGAAAGCATCAATGCCATAGAAAGCGATAACTTTGATAAAAAATTACTGTTGGAAATATATAATAATCTATGATCCTAATCAAAAATATCACTCTTAGGAATTTTCTATCTATTGGTGCGGTTACACAAGCAATCAACTTCAATAGACAAGACCTAACCCTTATTCTTGGTGAAAACTTAGATTTAGGCGGCGATGGTGCTCGTAATGGCACTGGTAAAACCAGTTTGATTCAAGCATTATGCTATGCCCTGTTTGGTGTGCCCATTAATAGTATCAGAAAAGATAATTTAGTTAATCGCACAAATGGTAAGGGCATGATGGTTACCTTAGAATTTAGTGTTAATGGCATCAACTATAAAATCGAACGGGGTCGTAAACCTAATATCCTTCGTTTCTATGTTAATGATGATTTACAAAAAGGTACGGATGACGCTCAAGGGGAAAATAAAGAAACCCAACAAGCTATAGAAAAAATCATTAATATGTCTGTGGATATGTTCAAACAAATCGTAGCCCTCAATACATATTCCGAACCTTTTCTAGCATTAAAAACTAATGAACAAAAAAATATCATAGAACAACTATTGGGCATTACTTTACTTTCTGAAAAAGCTGAGGTGATTAAAAATCTCATCAAAGAAAGCAAAGATAATATCCAGGCAGAAGAATTTAAAGTAAAAGCCATCGAAGAAGCTAACAGACGGGTACAAGAACAAATTGACAGCTTAAAGCGTAGGCAGAAGCTATGGCTAACTAAACATAGTGACGATTTAGAGAAATTGGCTATTGAGTATACCAAACTAAATGCGATTGATGTCAATGCCGAATTGCAGGCTCATAAAGATTTACTTTCATATAATGAAAAAAGTAAAAAAATTGATGAGTTAAAGATATGGATAGATCGTTGTGTTGCTGATCAAGCTAAAGAGAAAAAGTTAGTAAACAAATTAAAGAAAGAAATCGCTGATTTGAAAAACCATACTTGTTATGCATGTGGTCAGCAGATGCATGATAGTAAGAAAGAAACGGTTTTAGCTGATAAAGAAAAGTCTTTGCAAGAAGCGGTTTTGCAAGAATTAGCAACCAATACGCAATATATAGAAAATACGCAAGCTTTGATGGATTTGGGTGAGTTGGGTACTAAACCAACAACTCATTATAAAACGGAAGCTGAAGCGGTCAAGCATTCTAGCCAGCTTACCAATATATTAGTTTCCATTGAGAACAAAGCGGCAGAAGTTGATCCTTATGCTGAACAGATTGTAGAGATGGAGAGCCAAGCTTTGCAAGAGATTGATTTTGAGAATATCAATAGATTGACTAGAACTATGGATCACCAAAAGTTTCTATTAGATTTATTGAGTAGTAAAGATTCGTTTGTCCGCAAGAAGATTATTGACCAGAATCTATCTCATTTGAATAGTAGATTGACGCATTATTTAGACAAGATCGGTTTACCACACCAAGTTATTTTTCAGAATGATTTACAAGTTGAGATTACTGAATTGGGTAGAGAGTTAGATTTTGACAATTTGAGTCGTGGGGAGCGTAATCGTTTAATTTTAGGTTTAAGTTTTGCTTTTAGAGATGTATGGGAGAGTTTATATTCGCCCATCAATACGCTTTTCATTGATGAGTTGATTGATTCAGGCTTAGACACTATGGGTGTAGAGAATAGTATAGCTATTTTGAAAGATATGTCCCGTAGACGGCAGAAGTCTATTTGGTTAGTTAGCCATCGTGAAGAGTTAGCAGGTAGAGTTCCAAGTGTATTGAAAGTAGTGAAAGAGGGCGGATTTACATCCTATTCTGCTACAACGGATATACAATAAATTTTTTATAATAACAGGAGTATAATAAGTATTATAATGTCTAGTCCACAGAAAGCAAAAGGTTCGTCGTATGAAAGAGAAGTCGCCAAGTTTTTGAGTGACCTCTATGGAGAACCTTTTGTCCGTGTACCAAATTCTGGGGCATTTATCGGCGGATCAAATCAGCATAGAAAGCAAAAGTTAAGTGAGAACCAAATCAAAGGGTTCAAGGGAGATATTATTCCTCCTGATTCATGGACTAAGTTTAATGCTGAAGCGAAAAGTTATGCTGATTTTCCTTTTCATTTGGTACTTACTAGTGAATGTAAGCAGCTAAATACATGGATCAACCAACTGATGGCAGTAGCCGAAGATGGTGATCTGAATATTTTGTTTATGAAATTCAATAGGAAGGGCAGATATATAGCAGTACAATATAAATCAACATATCATCTTCAAACTTATATTAAATATTCATCTAAACTTTTAGGCACATGGATCGTTGCAGAAATGGACGATTTTTTTAAATTTAACAAAGACCTTCTTAGACAATATTCACATTATCAAACAGACACCAAGTCAATTCAAATCAACGCATTAGATATTTTTCCCTTAACTATTAATTAATAAAAATTTGTTTGGTCTGGGTTCCCGGACCCTCCTTGAGTTAGCCGAGGTAAGGCTCGTAGCCAACGGATCTGGAGTAGCATAAGTAGTAAAATACTTGTGGAATACCGACAGGGCTCTCGTTATGTGTGCGAACCCTGAATGAGTCTATAATTTACTTTGTCTTAGGATTATAGAACATGCGTTGCTGAACACCTCTTGCAAGAGGAAGATTCACTACAGTCCCATTAAACTTTACAGAGCAACCGGTGGCGTATAATAGCAGTAAGGCTGATTATACGGGGAATAGACAACTATGGATGACAGGCATGGCAGGTTATTCTTTGGTAGTGCTGTTTAGCACTACCATGGCTTCTTGACGGCAGATGTATCCAGTAAGAAAATAATAGAAAAAATAAGACCGAACGAAGTGAGGGATTAGATGAGCGTTAGCTCATCTTTTAAAAGAAAGGCATTTGTGTTTTCTTTGTAGTTTCTAAATTGGAACTTATTAACTCAGAAATTTGGCTTCTTTCTTGGGGCGACATATTTAAAATATCTTCATATGAAGCACCACCTCTCATATACCAAGCCATAGTTAAAGCATTATTCTTTATGGCATTACATTCCTTTTCATAATTATCTATAAGCTCCTTTACCTCTATGTGGTTTGCGTAAAGGAGCCTCATCCGAAAAAATCGGATGAATTCAATGTGAATGGTTGAGTATATTTGTGGCTGCAATGATTACATACGATAGGTATGGGTTTGATAATTGCATCTTCTTTCAATTTAGTATTATATTCTTTAATAGCTTCATATGATGCCTTATCACAATTCTCTAGGAAATCTAAGATATATTCATATTCATCAACTTTAGATGATGGTGTAGCTATATATTCAATACATTGGGCTACTATCTCCATGGTAAATAAAGCTATAGATTTAAATGCTATTTTGGTTTGCTTGCTCTTTTCCTCTTCATCTTGTATATTATCTATAGCACTAAACATCTTTTGAATCTCAAATTGTTTTAGTGCTATTTTGTTTATTTCTCTATAGCTTAGGGGTTTAAACTTTATAGATAGATCATTGATCATTAATTTTTTATTGTAGTCGCCATCTTTTAGTTGCGACAAGAGAATCATCAGATTGATACCATAGGTATATTCTTCTTTGCATTCGGGGCAAATAGATTCTAAGTCAATGTCACCTTGACCAGTTGCAGATTTTATAGCGATTAGTATAGCATCCAAATCCACGCTATTGATAGCCCATGGGTCTAAGATATCAGGAACGCAACTTTTTATCAGTTCAACGATAGCAGAACCATTGAACAGAGCGTCGGGTGTTCTGACAGTGATATCGTCAATGGCTGTCATAGGGTATATAGCTAGTTCTCCGGTTTCTGTTTGATTGATCACATTTGGTGGATAGTATTTTCCACCACTGGGTAATTTAAGATATACACTAGGTCTACGAAAATATTGTCTAAGTGGGTTGTTATTGACTGACATTAATATTCCTTGTCTTTAAAAATGGTTATTTATTCATACTAAATACTAATATATTTATTGGACAAAAACCCATGGCAGATTTATCAGATGCATCGGCAAGGTATATAGAGGCTCTTGAAAAGGCTGCTACTGCGACCACGGAAGCTGAAAGAAATAGACAACTGGCAAATGCTAAACAGATTAAAGACGCAAATGATGCCTCAAAGTCTTTAGGAAATCTTGGCAGATCATCCAGCGTTCTTGGGGATTCGTTTAATACAGCCGGTCGTGCAACTGGTCAGTTAGCTAATACTATGTTAGCCCGTCAGGGTGATTTTCAAAAATTTGGCTTACTTCTAGGTGAAGCAGGTAAAGATATAGGAGAGTCTCTTAAGAAAAATGGCGGAATAGTTGGTAAGGGAGCTGGTATACTAGTACAGGCTTTGGGTACCGTAGCGAAAGCCATAGGTGAACAGTCCCAAGCTGCATTAAAGGCAAAGGATGACTTAGGGCAATTAGGTACAGCGGGTAAACTAACTGCTAAAGATGTACTTGATTTAGCTACTCAAGCTGGTTATAGTTCACAAACTATAGCTGGATTTAATAATGGTGTTAAAACTGCTGGTACGGGATTACTTACTTTAGGTAAAAATACTGCTGAAGGTGTAAAAAAGTTTTCTGAAATAGCAGCAGTTGGTGATGATACGATTGCTGCATTTAGGGATATGGGTATTAGCCAAGAAAGGCTAACTGAGATACAAGGCCAATATGTAAACAATATCTCAGCGGCAGGAAGATCAATTCAAAGTTTTGGTAAAGATGAAGCAGAAAGGACTGCAAATCTAAAAAAGAGTTCATTAGAATATGCTTCTAATTTGGTGGCACTTGCAGGTTTAACAGGTAAATCTGTTGAGCAAATGGAAAAAGAACAGAAAGCGGCTACAGCCAGTGTAGATTTCCAATTGTCTCAAATGGCCATACAGAAAGAAGCTAATGAAAAAAGAAAGGCAGGAGATGAAGAAGGGGCCAAGGCACTTGAAGAAGAATTAAAAAAACGAGAGGCCATTGTAAAACAAATAACAGCTACACAAGGTGCAGAAGCTGGAGCTGCTATAAGATCCGTTCTCGCTACAGGTGGGGCCATCACTGAAAATAGCCAAGTCTTGGCAAATGCTGGTATTGATGTTGAACAAATAATAGCATCTACTAGAGATAAAGCTATTACTGCTAATCAGGCTGCTGATAAAGCAACACAGTTATACAGTGAGGGGATTCAAAAGACTATTGATAATTTAGGTCCCGCTGCAATATACAGTACTGAAGTAGCAAAACAATTTGGTATCAATCTTGATACCATTGAGAGGATAAATAAAGATGGTGTGAACTTTGAAAAGAATGCAGAAGCATATAGAAAAGAAATACGAGAAAAACAAGAGAACGCGGCTAAAGCAGCAGCAGAAGGTAAAGATCCAGCAGAAGTTGCTCGTAGAGCATTAGAAGAAACCCAAAGAAAAATAGCTAAGGAAATGGATGATGCCGTACTAGGGATGAATCCAATTCTTAGAGGATTTAAAGCGATTGGTGAAGATAAAGATAAAGTAGAAAAAGGACTTAAAGTTTTATTAGCCGCCGCGGGCGTTAACGCAGCGAGTGATTTAGCAGCAGGAAAAAACCCTGTAACTGGTAATGCTATGGGTACCGCAGCCGGCACTGCCGGAGGAGCATCTAAAACAAGGGTGGATCAAGCAGTCAGAGGTGGCGCAATGATAGCTGGTGGCGAGATTGCCAAGGCAGGAGGCGAAGCAGCCAAAGAATCCGGTTACGAACAAGCGGGATCAGGACTTAAAGTAGCCGGCGGCGCATTAGAGGGAGCCGGTATTGGTCGTCTGTTAGGTATAATACATCCAGCACTTGGTGCTATAGGAGCAGCAGCAGGTGCAGCTTACGGTGGTATCAAGGCTTTCATGGAAGAAAATGCAAAATCAGGGGGAAATGAAAAACGACATGGCGGTACACTTGGTATGACTGGGGAGTTGACAGAGCCAAAAAATACTATCGCAGAACTACAAAAAGGAGAAATGGTTCTTACCGCTCAACAACAAAAAGACTTATTCTCTAGTGGCGGCGCGATGACAGAAGATAATGCTATGATGGCAAGGTCTGGCATTGATGTTGAAAAATTAATGCAACAAATGAAAGATGCTAGGGATAAAGCTGAACCGGTTTCCCCTAGCAACAATACTTCAGATGCATTAAGCATGGTACTAACCACTAAATTTGATGAGATGATATCAAAATTAGATCAGATGCTAGCAAAATCAAGCGATGCTAACGATGAACTTAAAAACAGCAATCGCACTCTATCCGATTTATTGCAATATACAAGGGCTTAACTAAATACAAGATGACTTATAAGAAAAAATTCGTAAATCGTAGTGGAGTATCCAGCCCAATCTCTGGTGCTAATAGCAATTCTGGTGCTTGGAATGGCTCACCTGGTCAAAATGGGTCAGAAACCGGCGGTTGGAATAGTACCGATTTTGGTTACAAAAACTACATGAGTAGGTTACCTGAAGTCTATACTGGTCACCCTAATCGCATAGAAAGATATAATCAATACGAAATGATGGATGTTGATGCAGAAATCAACGCTTGCTTGGATATCATCTCAGAATTCAGTACACAACGAAACCAACATAACAAAACTCCATTTGAATTAGAATTTAAAGAAGATCCTACTCCACACGAAGTAGATTTACTTAAAACTCAATTACAACAGTGGTGTAAACTAAACGAATTTGATACTAGAATATTCAAGATATTCCGCAATGTAATAAAATATGGTGATCAGGTATTTGTACGAGATCCAGAAAACTTTAAACTATATTGGGTCGATATGGTTAAAGTCATTAAAGTCATCGTAAACGAAAGCGAGGGAAAAAGACCTGAGCAATATGTACTAAAAGATATTAATATCAATTTACAAAATCTTTCTGTAGCACAAAAAACTAATACAGACTTTGCTGCTAATCCAGCAACTGGTCTAGGTGGTACAGGAGGTGGTACTAATACTCCATATACAGTACCAGCTATGCCTTATAATACAACTGGTTCTAGATTTACACTAGGTCAAAGCGAATCGGCAATAGATTCTAAACATATCCTCCATCTTAGTTTAACTGAGGGATTAGATCGTTTTTGGCCATTTGGTCAATCTATCTTAGAAAACATTTTCAAAGTCTATAAGCAAAAAGAATTGCTAGAAGATGCGGTTCTTATCTATCGTGTTCAGCGAGCACCTGAAAGAAGAATGTTCAAGATTGATGTTGGTAATATGCCTTCACATATGGCTATGGCTTTTGTTGAGCGTATTAAAAATGAAATTCATCAGCGTAGAATTCCAAGTGTATACGGTGGACAAAGTATAGTTGATGCTACATATAATCCACTATCAATGAATGAAGATTATTTCTTCCCAGTAACCGCAGATGGAAGAGGTAGTTCAGTTGAAGTATTACCTGGTGGACAGAATCTTGGTGAAATTGATGATTTGAAATATTTCAACAATAGACTAGCTCGTGGATTGCGTGTACCAAGTTCATATTTACCAACTGGTCCTGACGATAGTGATCGGGTATTAACAGATGGTAAAGTGGGTACAGCGTTGATACAAGAATATCGTTTCAATCAATATTGTGAGAGATTGCAGAACTACATAGCACTTAAGTTAGATGAAGAGTTTAAGTTATTTTTAAGATGGCGTGGATTGAATATTGATAGCGGATTGTTTTCGTTAGTGTTTAATCCACCGCAAAATTTTGCTTCTTATCGTCAATCTGAATTGGATACCGCTAGAGCAACGGTATTTGCTCAGATGGAAGCATTTCCTTATATGTCTAAGCGTTTTGCTTTAGAAAGATTCTTGGGATTAACCGAAGAAGAAATCACTAGAAATGAGAAGATGTGGCGTGAAGAAAATAATAAAGAAGAAGATCAAGAACCAGAAGGCAGTGATTTGCGTAATGTAGGTGTATCTATTGGTGGTATAGAAGCTGATGAAGATACTATATCATCTATGGAAGCACCGCCTGCAGGTGCGGCACCACCAGAATTAGGTGTAGCTGGTCCTGTTCAAGGTCCGGGTGCTGGTGCACCACCCGCTGGGGGCGGAGGCTTAACAGCATAAGATAAATAGAATTATGTATATTACTGAAATGTTTGACCCTCCTATCGAAGGTTTTCAAGATGTTGAAGCTGACAACAGCAAACCAGTATGGCGTACCTCTAGAAAAACAAAGCTAACATTGAGACAGATAAGAAAATTAAGAAAGATGTTAGATGTTAGGAATTATGAAAAGAAGATACATTTAAAAAATGTACATAATCAATATGGGCCCAAAGCGGCACCAGCCGGAGCTCCTACTCCGTAATTTTTCAACTAAAACTGCATAGTTTAGTTGAAAACACAAAAAATACATGCTTATTACGCTGTTTTTAAAGATACGGTGTAAATATAATATAAGCCATTTCTATTAGGAGAAAACATAATGGACCAACGCAAATTTGAAAAACTCATTGATCTTATTATCAATGAGAACGAAGAACAAGCTCGCTCACTTTTTCATGACATTGTTGTAGAAAAGTCCCGCGAGATTTATGAAAACATGATGATGTCCGATATGGATGAAGGTGATGCTTCCGGCCAATCTATGGACCTTCTTGACGAAATCAATGCTGAAGAAATGAACGAAGATGACATGGATGAAGATATGGATGACGATATTGAAGATTTCTCTGATGAAGAAGTCATTGATATTGACAGTGATGATACCGGTGAAGATGAGATGGACAATCTTGAAGATACCGTTATCAGAATAGAAGATAAACTAGACCAACTCATGGCTGAATTCGAAGACCTCATGGACCAAGAAGAAGAGGAAGAAGAAGGTGAAGATGAAGAGATGATGGGTGACGAAGAAGAGATGATGGGTGACGAAGAGGAAGAAGAAGGCGAAGAAATGATGGAAGCCATTCAACTCAAGCAAGTCAAAGGTCTCTATGGATCAAGAATCGGTGGTGACGATGGTTCACAAACCCGTAGCACATATGCTGCTAACTCCGGTCAACGCGGAATGGCTAGCAAACCAGTAAAATTCTCTGGTGATAGCGAAACAGTTCCAACTGGTCCTAAAGCTCCATCAAATTATGGTTCAAAAGGCGAGTCACAAGTTAAAGGTGCAGGACAGTTCAAAAACTCCCCAGCACAAGATAACTTCAGTGAAAAAGGTGTTCCAGCACCCAAGGCTGTCAATACACAATCACAAGGTGTAAACGACAAGAGCCCAGTTGCTGAGTCACGCAGAACAACAAAAAGAAGAATCTAAGGAAACCTGAGAAATGGCTTATCTCAGAGAGCATTTGACATTCGACCGCGCAGGTATGGTAGTCGAATCAATCAAAGAAGAAGGTAGTGATTTTAAAACTCTTTATATGAAGGGAGTTTTTATCCAGGGTGGGGTAAAGAACGCAAATGAGCGCGTTTACCCCATTTCTGAAATAGAATCTGCTGTTGATACTCTCAATAACCAAATCAGAGAAGGTTATTCAGTTCTAGGTGAAGTAGATCACCCAGATGACCTTAAAATCAATTTAGACCGTGTATCACATATGATCACTTCGATGTGGATGGACGGTGCTAATGGCTTTGGCAAATTAAAGATTTTACCAACTCCAATGGGACAACTCGTGAGAACGATGTTGGAGTCGGGCGTTAAACTAGGCGTATCCAGTCGTGGATCAGGTAATGTGAACGACATGGATGGCAAAGTGAGTGACTTTGAAATAGTCACAGTGGATATTGTCGCACAACCAAGCGCACCAAATGCGTATCCAAAAGCAATCTACGAAGGTATCATGAACATGAAATATGGACATAAGGCTTTGGAACTTGCTAAAGATATAAAGGGCGACAAAAAAGTAGAGAGATACCTTAAAGAAGAAGTATTGCGTCTGATTAAGGATCTCAAAATTAATAAAGGGGAATAAGCATGTTTGATGCTATCAAACCACTAATGGCAAGCGGGCTTATTAACGAAGATATCGGGCAACAATTAAATGAAGCTTGGGAATCTAAGTTAAACGAGGCTCGTGAACAAGTTCGTGCCGAATTAAGAGAAGAATTCGCACATCGTTATGAACATGACAGAAGCGTAATGGTTGAAGCCCTTGATCGTATGGTTACAGAAAGTCTTGAAGGTGAGATCACAGAATTTTATCAGGAAAGACAAGCACTAAACGAAGACCGAGTAAAAGCTAAAATGAAAATGCAGGAAAGTGCTGTAAAATTTAATAACTTCATGGTTACTAAACTAGCCGAAGAAATCAAAGAACTACGCACCGATCGTAAAATTCAAACAGAAAATCAACATAAACTTGAACAATTCATCGTTCACGCTCTTGCAAGAGAAATCAAAGAATTCTCACAAGACAAAAAAGCAGTTGTTGAGGCTAAGGTCAGATTAGTAGCTGAAGGGCGTAAACAATTAGAAGCACTCAAGAAGAAATTCGTCAAAGAAAGTTCTAAGCGTGTAAGTCATGCAGTAGCCGTTCAATTAACGGGTGAAATGCACCAACTAAAAGAAGATATCAAAGTTGCTAGAGAAAACAACTTTGGTCGTCGTTTATTTGAAGCATTCGCTGGTGAGTTCTCAGTAACTCATCTAAACGAAAAGGCAGAAACTAGAAAATTAATGAGTCAACTAGCTCAGAAAGATCGTCAGCTAGCTGAATCCATTAAAGTAGCCAATGAGTCCATCGAATTGGCTGAACAAAGAGAACGTGAAGCTAGAATTATCAAAGAATCTAATCAACGTGAAAAGGCAATGAGCGAACTACTCTCTCCTCTAAACAACGAAAAGGCTCAGGTAATGAAAAGCTTACTAGAAAGCGTCCAAACACCAAAGCTAAAGGCCGCTTTCGATAAATACTTACCAGCAGTTCTTAATACAGGTAGCGAAAAAATAGCACCAAAAACTATCATCCGCGAAAATATTAGCGAAGTAACTGGTAACAAAACTGCTAAAAAACAAGTTGAAGTAGAAGATCAGGATAATCTGATCGACTTTAAACGCCTAGCAGGGCTTTAATCTAGACATAAATTAGGAGAAATAAAATGTCAAAAGTACTCTTAGAAAGCCGTTGGGGAGAGACCAAAGAAGCTCTGTTGGAAGGCTTAAAAGGAACTCGTCGCTCAACAATGGGTGTTATCTTAGAAAACACCAAAAAGCAACTACTAGCTGAAAGCACAGCTGGTACAACTACTTCTGGTAATATCGCTACATTAAACCGTGTGATTCTTCCAGTAATCCGTCGTGTCATGCCAACAGTTATCGCTAACGAATTGGTAGGCGTTCAGCCAATGACAGGACCAGTTGGTCAAATCCATACTTTGCGTGTTCGCTACGCAAATAACTTGACTGACAACTCTGCTGCCGCAACAAGCGTCACAGCAGGTCAGGAAGCTCTTAGCCCATTCTTGATCGCTCAGGCTTACTCTCGCACACCTTATGGCACAACTACTACTACCGCTTATAACGGTAATGATACTGCTGCCCTAGAAGGTAACGGCGGTAAACAAATCTCTGTGCAAATCTTAAGACAGGCTGTTGAAGCTAAGTCACGCAAGCTACAAGCTCGCTGGACATTCGAAGCCGCTCAAGACGCTCAGTCACAGCATGGTATCGATGTTGAAGCAGAAATCATGGCTGCTCTAGCTCAGGAAATCACTGCTGAAATCGACCAGGAAATCCTCCTATCACTCGCAACTCTAGCTAGCACTGAATATACTTACAATCAGGCTACAGTTTCGGGTACTGCAACTTATGTTGGCGACGAACACGCTGCTCTAGCTGTTCTCATCAATCGCGTTGCTAACTTGATCGCTCAACGCACTCGTCGTGGCGCTGGTAACTGGGCAGTGGTATCATCCGCTTCTCTAACAGTTCTACAAAGCGCAACAACTTCTGCTTTCGCAAGAACAACAGAAGGTACTTTCGAGGCCCCAACAAATACAAAATTCGTTGGTACTCTAAACGGCGCTATGCGTGTGTTCGTTAACAGCTACGCACCTGATACTCAGCCTGTATTGGTTGGTTACAAAGGTTCTAGCGAAACTGACGCAGCAGCTTTCTATTGCCCATATATTCCGTTGATGAGTTCTGGTGTTGTTCTTGATCCGACAACATTCGAACCAGTCGTAAGCTTTATGACTCGTTACGGATACAT